AGTGGTTGACAGTAGCAAATAATGCCGGTGCAGGTGGAACATGGGCATCAAATAGTATTGGTATCAGTACAACAAAAAATGTTGGTATTGCAACAACCTCTGCTAAATCTGATGTATCACTTTTTGTTGTTGGTGATATTGAAGCAACAGGAAATGTAAATGTTGCAGGCACAATAACATATGAAGATGTTAAAAATGTAGACTCTCTTGGACTTGGTACTTTTAGAAGTGGTCTTGAGGTACGAACCGGAACTGCAACCACTGCACTCTTAGTTCAAGGAGACGCAAGAGTAACTGGTATCCTGACTATTGGTACTGCATCAGTCACAATTGATGGTGATAACAATAAAGTTTCTGTTGGTGTTGTCACCATTACAAATTCAGAAGTTATACTTGGTGATAATGTCACTATCAATTCTTCTGCAACAGGTATCAACTCTGCACCAAATGTCCTTTACGTTGCAAAAGATGGAAATGATGACAACAATGGCACATCAATTGATAATGCAAAACTAACGATTGCGGGTGCGGTATCAATCGCGCAATCTGGAACTACTATCAAAGTTCTCTCTGGTAATTACGTAGAATCTAATCCAATTGAACTTCCCGCATTTACTGCTGTTGTTGGTGATGATTTAAGAACAGTCAAGGTTCTTCCTAGCACAACAAATAGTGATATCTTCCACGTAAATAAAGGTTGTAAACTTGCAAACATGACTTTCTCTGGTCATGTTGCACCTGCTGCAGCAGTTGCCTTTCCATCAGCAGGAGCAACCAACGTTGGTGGTGGAAAGTGGAAAGGTCCATATATCCAAAACTGCACCAGTGATACTACAACTGGAACTGGTATCTATATTGATGGTGATAAAGCAGTAAAAACAAAATCAATGAACGTTGATGCTTTCACTCAATATAATCAAGGTGGTGTTGGTGTTGCAGTCACAAACGAAGGTTATGCTCAGTTAGTTTCTGTATTTACTATTTGTTGTGATAAAGCAATCACAGTTCATAAGGGTGGACAAGCAGATCTGGCAAATAGCAATTGTAGTTTTGGAACTCTTGGTTTAGTTGCTGATGGAAAGGGTCCTGAGCAATTTATTGGTACAGTTACATCATCTGCTGCAGCAGCACAGGACAATGTAACCATCAATGTTGGAACTGGAGAAACACGTCCTTATGATGGACAGATTGTTTATTTTGATCAGTTATACAAGTCCGTCGAAACTATTACTGTTGGATCTGGTGGCACTGGATACACTCAAGCTCCAACAGTTACTGTTGATGCGCCAGCAGGTCCAAATGGAGAAACTGCTTCTGCATTTGCCACTATTGAAAATGGTGCTGTAACAGAGATTTCTATCATTAGTAGTGGAAGTCAATACGATTCCACACCTTCAATCACTATCTCTGGACCTCAGAGTGGAGTCAATACAGCAACTGCCACTGCAAATATGGCAGATACTTATTTCACAATAAATAGTGCTACACCCATCGTTTCTGGAATTACAACATTAACACTTGCAGAAAACTTAATTAATACGGTTGGAGTTGGTTCTACTGCTTTCTTCTTCCAACAAAGTAAGATTGTTGCA